TCGGGCGGTCGCCCTTCGGTTCGGTAATTGCAACAACGGTACGAATGATGGTTTGCGCTACTTGAATGTGAACAACACTGCCGGGAATGCCAACTGGAACATCGGGGCCGCCTTATTCTATCTTAAACGGAATAACAACCCAAAGCAGTCCTGCTTCCTACACCGCTGACCTTTGAAACAAGGTTTACTCACCATTACTGGGAAGATGAGTGGAAATGAGTCCGACACAGGACGCACGGTAAAGCGGTCGCACCTGCCGTGCGTAGGAGATAGAAGAAAAAATATCTTATAGGAGTACTCAGCAGAATGCGAAAAACACACACAGAAATCCATCTGCGTAATGAACCGGAACACGGTCACAAAGAGTACAAATATCTGTATCAACAAATGCTGAAGGATGATGTCATTCGGAAAGCATATAAGAAATTACGCAAAGGAAAAACCAAGAGAAAAGAGATCCAGTACATAGACGCACACCTCGATGATGAGGTGCAGAAAATGTACGACATGATCCTAAACACAAAGCCGGAGGGAGTGGACGTCCCACGCCCGGAACTGGCATACAAACCAAAGAAAAGAACCCCGAAGATCATCTTCGAACATGGGAAAAACGAAAAATTTATATGCCGGAAATCCATGAACAATGGCTGCACCACATCATCGTTCTAGTATTAGAGCCAATCATCACAGCCACAGCCTATCCATACTCCTGCGGTTCGTTCCCAAAACGTGGAGCACACTACGGAAAGAGACAGATAGAGCGGTGGCTTTTGCATGACCCGAAGGGAACACGGTGCTTCGCAAAGATGGATATCCGGCACTTTTATGATAGTATCCGGCTGAAAATTCTGATGAATGAACTGGCAATCCGAATCAAGGACGACTGGTTTTTATACATCATAGAATTATGCCTGCAGGGATTTAATAAAGGAATCCCTCTCGGATTTTACATCAGCCAGTGGTTGGCAAATTACCTCTTAGAACCACTCGACCGACTGATCACAGAGGTGCTCGGTTTGCCAAAGCTGCAAAGGTACATGGACGATATCGTCATATTCGCAAGCAGCAAGAAAGTCCTCCAGAGAGCCATCGTGGAGATAAGGAAGATGCTCGGTCAGCGTTTCAGATTAAAGCTGAAGCACAACTACCAGGTATGCAAATTCTACTACGAGAAGGGCAAGCGGAAGATAGGTAGGGCACTGGACTTCATGGGTTTTATATTTTACAGAAACAAGACGCTGATCAGAAAGAACATCATGCTATCCGCAACACGGTTGGCAAAGAAGATGGAGAGGTCAAAGGAAGCAAACCGTGGATACTTTCACAGACACATCGAAGCCATGCTGTCGTACATGGGATGGTTTACCTGCACGGACACATACGACTGTTACCAGAGCAGGATAAAACCTTATATCCATGTGGGCCGGCTTAAGAAAATAATATCAAAAATCAAAAGGAGGCAGAATCATGAAGGAATGGACCAAGGAAAGATGCTCCGAGGAGCCGCAGGAGCTGCAGCTTGTGGCTGACGGCATCTACATCCAGAGAAAGAACATCAAGAAAGTGCAGCACGAAGCAACCGAGGGCATGGAAGCCTACACCGACTGGGAGTGCGATAGCAGGGAAATCACTGTATCGGAATACCAGATGTTGGAATCCATCAAGCAGATTAACACCGACAAGGCGATTGATGATTACACCGCACAGCTTATCGAGGAGGGATTGTTATAATGAGACTATTAATCGACAGTCTGAAAAGACTTTATACCGCAGGCAGGCTGACAAAGGAACAGATTGCAGCCAGAGTGGAGAAGGGAACTATTGATGAAGCAGAGTACGAGGAAATCACAGGCGAGAAGTACAAGGCAGAAACCAAGGCAAAATAACTTCCAATGTACCCACGCACATGGGAGCAGGTACTGCCATAAGCACATGAAAGAATGTGACCTCGACTGCAAGGAAAGCGGCACCTGTGCCCACTGCACAAATTACCACATACCGATGACGCAGTACCCATGCAAGCGGTGTGAGAAATTAAATCAGAATTAAGGACCGTCCGGACAGGGCGGTCTTTTTAGAGAGGAGGTGCAGCGCATGGATGTGACAGCAATCATCGTGGCAGCGAGTATCCCATCGGCACTGACTGGCTTCTTTTTCTGGCTCATCGAGCAGAGTATACAGAAGCGTGCCGACAAGGAAAAGCAGAGCGGGAAGAACGGCAGAAGGAAGTAGATGCCAGAGAGCAGATCCGAGAGAAGAATGAACTCTGCATCATCAACTGCGTCAATGCTTCCCTGGCACTCGGAGAAGCGACAGCCAGAGCGGTGCAGAGAATCCCGGACGCACACTGCAATGGGGATATGCACGCAGCACTCGACTACGCTCAGAAAGTCAAGCATGAGCAGAAGGACTTTTTGAACGAACAGGCACTTAAACAAATTGTATAACAGGAGGACAAAGCAATGAAGAAAATCGACTGGGTAAGAAAACTCACAAGCAGAAAACTGTGGACGGCAGTGGCATCATTTGTCTCAATGATGATCCTCGCCACAGGCGGAACAGATAACACGGCAACGCAGGTAACTGCACTGATTATGGCAGGAGCGTCCGTGGTGGCTTACATCATCGGGGAAGGCTTGACCGACTCCGCCAACATCGGTGCTTCGGATGATACCGAGGAACAGTAACAGGAAACATACGCAGCAGGGCGGCCAGTAGGCTGCCCTATTTTATTACAGAAAGTGAGGAAACAGATATGGCAATCAAAGGTATGGACATTTCATATTGGCAGGGCAATGTAGACTTTGCCAGAGTAGCAGCAGACGGCATCAAGTTCGCAATCCTCCGTGAAGGATACGCACAGACGGTAGACGCAAAGTTCCGCCAGTATGTGGATGGCTGCAGAAAGAATGGCATCGAGATCAAGGGAGTATATCATTTCAGTTATGCACTCAACGCAGAACAGGCAGCGCAGGAGGCGGCATTCTGCATCAAGCAGATGGAACAGGCAGGTCTCGGAAAAGATGTGATCGTATTCTACGATTTTGAGTACGACACCGTAAAGAAAGCCAAGGCAAAGGGAGTGACCCTCGGAAAGAATGAGTGCATCGCATTCACAAAGGCATTCTGTGAGTACGTGGAAAGCCACGGATACAAGGCAGGTGTTTATTCCAACATCGACTACCACAGAAACATGTATTCGGACGAAGTGCTCTCCAAGTATGTGTACTGGCTCGCAGATTACACAGGATCTCCGGACTATGACTGCGCATTCCACCAGTACACCAGTTCCGGAACAGTAAGCGGCATCGATGGCAAGGTAGATATGGACTACTACTACGGAGAGGAAACCAAAGAGAACCAGGGCGAGAAGAAATCCGTCACTGAGGTGGCAAAGGAAGTGCTCGCAGGAGACTGGGGCAACGGAGATGACCGCAAGAATAGACTGGCTGCTGCCGGATATGACTACGCAACGGTGCAGGCAGAAGTGAACCGCCTTGCAGGAGCAACCTCCGCACCGAAAAAGAGCGTGGCAGAAATCGCCAAGGAAGTCATTGCAGGACAGTGGGGAAATGGCGATGACAGAAAGAACCGCATCAAGGCAGCAGGATATGACTACGATGCAGTCCAGAAAGAGGTCAATGCACAGCTTGGAGTAAAACCGCAGAAAAGCGTTACTGAGGTAGCCAAGGAAGTGATCGCAGGTAAGTGGGGCAACGGCGAAACCAGAAAGCAGAAGCTGAAGGCAGCCGGATACGACTACGCAGCCGTGCAGAAGAAGGTCAATGAACTTCTGTAATTGGCGATTGACTTATAAAAAGAGTGGAGGTATGATGTGCCGCAGAGGGGGTTCTAAAGGGGGTAAGCACCCGGACGATGTGACCGGCATAAATGTCGGGAACACCGCAACGCAGAACCCAGAGCGTGGCGCACCGTGACAGCCAGAATAAGACGAAAAGCAACCCAGTGGAACAAACACCCACTGGGTCTTTTTTATTGCCTAAATGGGGCAGATTTGGAAGCCAAAGAAAAAGCAGGGGCAATGATTACCCCTGCGGAAAGATAAAGATTTTATAGACCTGCTCCGGGGTAAGAGAATATCTCCGGGCAATGAGACGGATATACTTCAGAGCAAACTCGCCACGACCATTCCAGATGGTGGAGAAGTTCGGAACGGACATACCAATGACCGCAGCCAAGTCCTTGTTTTTATCTCCGTGAGCACGCATGATCGGCTCAAGCAATTCTTTATTCATGAGACAACACCTCCCTGCAGGAGAACCTGCTGACATTGTCAGAGCAGGAATCCGAAATCACAAGGCGAACCAGAACATCGCCAAACTTGTCAGTAATATCGAGCACACGAACACCAGTCCCTATGCCGACCTTGCCGGAATCAGAGAACCGACATCTATCATCAACCGCCCACTCGTCCACGGTAACACCGAGGTCGGTGCGGCACTTATCAATATAAATCATTTTATCAGATCCTTTCAGATTTTATCGCCGGAGTTTTACCGCCGGAAATTTATCGCCGTTTTTCAAAAAGGAACAATAAGCCATGTCGCCCATCGGTCTCGCCCGACTGGAGAGAGCGTCCAGTGTTACGGTACACCAGATAAGACCTCGTGCTCGGCTACACATCACCTAACCCTTTCTCTGCAACGCAGGAAACAAAATCAACGAGTTGCGATAGGCAATCGGTAAAAACCAATAACTCCTCCTACCTTTAAGGCTTTCACATTAAAAACCAGGCAAACTTGTCAGACATCACTCAGACATGGCTTTGTCCTTTGCTCCCCTCACGCTTCCGCCTTCTGGACTTGGGACCAGACATCGGTGGGTTAGAGCCGGAGCAGATGCACTGCCCCGGACGGACCGGCTACATTCTGGAAAGCAGGAGAAGCAGACCAGAAACCACGATAAGCAACTCCGCTATCCGAAAAGCCAGAACCGAAACTGAAACACATAACCGTTTCATTGACAAGACCTCCAATCGTGTGGTATATTTTGAGAAGCAAGGGAGAGAGGTGGACCCCTCCCCCAAGCCATCATCATAAGATGATGAATCGGATAACCGCTACGAGCGTTCCGATTTCCAATGCAAGCTGAGTAAGGGCTCGAACAACTTTACTCAGCTTATTTATTTTAGAAACCAAATCATCCAAATTCATCGGATGCACCTCCTTTCCTTTAGGTTGTCTGTATATTACCTTGGGTTGCGGAGGTATTCAAGTCTTTTATAACCCATAAATTCAACAAAAATATAACCATAAAAGCACCACTTCTTTGTTGGTATCTTATCCTTATTTATAAGTGTTTTGTTATTGAAATTTATAACTTTAACACCGATAATAGTAGAAAGAGACAAGGAGGTGCTGCCATGCGCAGATTTAAACAGTTATCCAGAGCCGACAGGCTGAAATTAGAAGCACTGCTGAAAGCAGGACACGGCAAACAGGAAATCGCTGACCAAATAGGAGTCCATGTCAGCACCATATACCGTGAGATAAAGAGAGGAACATACACACATACCAATTCAGATCTGACAGAGGAAGAACGGTACTCCCCAGACATCGCAGAGGATAAGTATCAACAGAACCTGCGAGATAAGGGTCCAGACCTTAAGATAGGCAAAGACCACAGACTGGCAGAGTACATAGAAACAAAGATAGCAGAGGACGGATACTCGCCCGGAGCAGTCCTCGGAGAGATTAAAGCCAAAGGGTTAGAGTTTGAAACAGAGATCAGCAAGCCGACCCTTTACAGTTACATCGACAAGGGAATATTCCTCACAATCACAAATAAGGAACTCCCAGTAAAAGGCAGACGGAAAAAGAAGAATAAGAAAGTCCGCAGGCAGGCGAGAGCCAACGCAGGTACAAGCATAGAGAAGCGGCCAGAGGACATCGACACCAGAGAGGAATTCGGACACTGGGAGATGGACACAGTGGTAGGTAAAAGAGGGGAAAGCAAACACAGCCTTCTGGTACTGACAGAGAGAAAGACCAGGAACGAACTCATATACCTTTTATATGAGCACACGACTGAGCAGGTCTGCAAGCGACTGGATCAGTTAGAAGCGGAATGGGGAGAGCGATTCGGGCAGGTGTTCAAGACCATAACCGTGGACAATGGCTCGGAGTTCGCTGACTGGGAGGGAATGCAGCAGTCGGCAGCAGATGAGTCCGAAAAGAGAGTGACCGTGTTCTACTGCCACCCATACTGCTCCTTTGAGCGTGGCAGCAACGAAAACCAGAACCGACTGGTGCGCAGGAAGATACCAAAGGGAGAGAACTTCGATGACCGGACAGAGGACGATATCCAGAGGGTAGAGGACTGGATCAACGACTACCCAAGGGAGATGTTCGGATGGAAAACATCCGGCGAATTGTTCCAGGAAGAACTGGCAAGACTGGCATAAATAGAGTAGAATAAGCAGAGAGCAAAACGAAAAGAGGGGTAGTCTGTGCAAATTTACCAACAAAACGCAAACAGAGTTGTGCAAAATGATGAAATAATGTTTCGCAAGTAAAGTTTTGCATTTATTGCTTGACTTTTCATTCGTGAAGTAATAAGATAAATGCGAAATGAGTGATATAACTCACTTCGCATTTTTAATTTTTATAAGAAATTGATAAATGCGTTAGAGTGAATAATCACTCTGGCGCATTTATTTTTTTGCCTAAAAACAGAGGAGGTGGAGAGCAATGGCAACCAATAAGCGACCGAGAAAAGCGTACAAGCGCATCGGATTCGAGGACAGAAAGAAAATCGAAGCACTGAACGCACAGGGCAAAACAGTAGATGAGATGGCGATGGCAATCGGTGTCCACTCGGCTACCATGTACCGTGAACTCGCCAGAGGTGGAGAACCGTACAAGGCAGAGGTCGCACAGCATTCCATCTAACAGAGAGGAGCAAGTGGAATGGAAGAACTGGATATCAAGACTGCCATACAGATAGCAAAGATACTGGCAGCGGCCCCGGATGAAAGAATTCCCATGATACTGGATGTGTTCAGCAAGGCACAGGTTGACATCAACGGACTTGATGAACTGGCAGAATGGAGAGCACTGAACAAGCAGACCGCACTGATTGACACAGATGCCTTTGTGACAGAGCTGACCAAGGATAAGGAACTGGAGGACGGAGAATACCGCATCAGAGTTCCAGAGTTTAATCACTTCTGCAGTACAAAGGGAGTGAGTGCCAGATACGCAAGGAAGCACCTGTACGAAAGCGGAATGCTCCGAAGCAGCACTGACAATGGCAAGATCAACTACACCTGCCCAGTGCAGGCAACAGATACCAAGAAAACAGAACGATGCGTATGCATCATACCTAAAAACTGAATACCGAAGAAACACACTGGCAAGCATCGACCAGAATAAAAACCGATAGGTAGGAGCGAGCCGCCGCAGTAAATCGCTCCGGCAGCAGGACATGAGCCTGCATGAATAGCTGTCGTAATTGGGGTAGGGAACGCAGACCCAAGTAAAACAACAACGGTTCGGAGGCAGATGAGAAACACGCAGAGAGAGAATACCGAGAGCATGGATGCGTGGGTGCGATTTAACACTCGGTAGCGGGGAATGAAAAAGACCGCACTGCAGGCGACTAGTACAGCTACCCCAAAGAATACTCAGGGAGCATGAACGGAACAGTTACTCTTCAAAGCCTTGGAGAACCTGTTCCATGCCAGACCCAAGAAGCCTAGAGAGCATAATGAGGTACTGGTAAAAGTCAAGTAAGTATAAAGGAGAGAGCATATGAAACAGCCAAAGAAACTGACAAGGAATCAGAAAGAGATACTGGTCAAGAAGGGAATGAACCCAGATGACTATATGCTCCATTCAGAGGATGAGAAAGAGATGATCCTCTACAACAGGAAGGAAAAAAGACTGGAAGCAGTCGAGAAGTAAGCAGGAGGTGCATGACGATTTGAAACTCAGTAGGAGACAGAAGCGAATTCTGAAAAGAAAGCTGAAGCGCATAGCAGGGGATGTAGTAGCGGTAATAGTGGGAGCAGGAATGTTTGCCGGATTGTTTATCGCATGGGCAAACGAACCGATGCCGGACTGGAGCGAGTACATAGAGGAAAACCACATAGGCATGGTGCAGGTGGAAGGCTCGGACACATGGCTGACGCAGGAAGAATATGAACAGATGTGCAAAGAGCGTGACGCATACAAGGCAGCAGAGCAGGCAGAGGAACAATCCTACTACAACGCAATCCTCCAGAGCACTGAGACACCAGTACCGACAACGACCGCAGCAATCGGCAGTCTGGACTGGGATGCAGATGACTCCTACAGATTAGCGAAAATCGCCATGGCAGAAGCAGAGGGCGAGGACACCGAGGGCAAGGCACTGGTCATACTGGTAGTGCTGAACCGAGTATGGAGCGATGACTTCCCGGATACCATCGAGGGAGTGATCACAGAGGATACCCAGTTCGCAGCATACGAAAATGGAAGATACGACAGAGTAGAACCGGACGCAGACTGCTACCAGGCACTGGAAATGGTGCAGGTAGAACACTGGAATGAGAGCCGGGGAGCGACATACTTCGAGAGAACCACGGATGAAACCACATGGCACAACACCACACTGAAAAAATTATTCACACACGGCAACCACACATTCTACACGGAAGAGTAAATGAACGGTCGCAGGAAGGGGAAGCAAGCATGGACAATATAACAATGTCGCTCGGAATTTACTTCGAGGTAAAGGACGCAGAGATATATGGCGGAGAAGGCACAGTCGGATATGCAGCAACGATTGTAGATATTTCACTCAGCGGATTACAGAAGGCTGATTTCACGAAATACGCAGAGAGCCAGAAGGAAGGCATGGCGCAGTTCTGCCACGTCCCGGTTGAAAAGGTAAGAGTAATATCCAGAGACGAATACGAAGAAAACACGGACTAACAGGAAGGAAGTAACCAACAATGAAAATGGCAATGAAGGACGGACAGATACTCATAAGAGAAGCAGACAATGTCCAGTTCACAATTATAAAGAGTTGGGGAAAGATGAAGTGGAGCAGGCAGACGCAAACGCTAAGCGGACCGGCTGACATCGAACTACTGAACAGACTGGCAGGACTGGTAAACCTGCCGCCGTCCATCGAAGCAGAGCGAAAGAAGCTGAACGAAGTAATGGCAGCAGTCGACCGGGAACGCATGAACCCGAAGCCAGAGCCGCTCATCCCACCGCCAGTCAAAGTATCGCCATTCACGCACCAGGTGCGAGGATATAACATGGCACTCATGACATTCGGACTGGTAGACCCACCGAAACCAAAGGAGGCGGAGAAGTGATACATATTAAGGAAACGGAGATCATCCCACTTCTGAAGGAAGCGCAGACAGAATACTCGCAGAAGATAACTGAGGGAGACCCAAAAGATGTGGAGATGGCAGAAAGAATAGAGGAGGCACTCACACAGGCGATGGACATCGTGTACGACTACCAGAGCATGGCAGATGAGCATAAGCGGATGGTCGAAAAATACGAGACAGAAGCACCAGTAATCAAGAGAGGTATGGACTTTTACTGCTGCCCTGCCTGCGGAAAGAGAACCTCCCGAAACCACACGCACTGCCACTGGTGCGGAAAGAAACTGGGGTGGGGCAGATGAAGCAGGAAATAACAATGGGGTCTTTGTTCTCTGGAAGCGGTGGCTTTGAACTGGCAGGATCGATATTCGGAATCAGACCGATATGGGCAAGCGAGATAGAACCATTTCCGATACTGGTAACCACAAAGAACTTCCCGGAGATGAAACACCTCGGAGACATCAATAAGTTAAACGGTGCAGACTTAGAGCCAGTGACCATCATCGCAGGCGGCTCTCCATGCCAGGACATGAGCATAGCCGGAAAGCGTGAGGGTCTGGACGGTTCACGAAGCAATCTGTTCCGTGAGCAGATACGGATCATAAAGGAGATGAGAGAAAGTGACAGAGCAGCAGGCAGAACAGGAAAACAGATCAGACCAAGATACATGGTCTGGGAGAACGTGCCCGGAGCGTTCAGCAGTAACAAGGGCAAGGACTTCCAGGCAGTCCTCCAAGAAATCGTCAGCATCACAGACGAAGAATCCAATGTACCTCTCCCTCCGAAGGGAAAATGGCAGACAGCCGGATGCATCATGGGCGACCATTTCTCCATCGCTTGGCGAGTGTTTGATGCCCAATACTGGGGAGTGCCCCAAAGAAGAAAGCGTATCTACCTTGTCGCAGATTTTGGAGGAAACACCGCACCAAAAATATTATTTGAGCGAGAAGGCTTGTCTGGGAATTTTACGGAGAGCCGAGAAGCGTGGCAAAGAACTGCCGGAGATATTAAGACTGGCGCTCATAAGGCAGGCGCAGATGATGTCGAGTGCTATGACATCAGCGACAGGCGCAGAGTAGCAGACAGAAGCGAGGTATCGCCCACGCTCACAACGAAGATGGGGACCGGCGGTAACAATGTACCCATCGTATTAGAAAACCACCCACAGGACAGCAGAGTGACGATAGCAGAGGACGGCAATGTACCAACGCTGACCAGTCGCATGGGCACTGGGGGGCAATGTGCCACGCATCCTCAGCCAATCACATTGCAGATCAGAAGCGGATGTGAGGGAGGAGGTAAGGGAGCATTGATGCAGACAGATAAGAGCGCAACGCTCAGTACACACAACACGCAGACCTTATTCGACCCGATCCCGATAGCAGACAAGGCAACCCGATACAAGGGCGGCGGAGATACCAGAAACAATGACGGCTCTGCCAATGGACTCGGCATCGGAGAACCGGGAGCACCTGCGAACACGCTCACGGCCGCAGACAGACACGGAGTAGCCTGCTTCGCACAACAGGCAATCGGGGAATACGAGGAATCGGAGAAAGCCTCCTGTCTGAAACGCAGGGATTATAAGAACAGCACCGACCTCATTCTCTGGGAGTACATCATCCGCAGGCTCACACCATTGGAATGCTGTAGACTGCAAGGCTTCCCAGATAACTGGGCAGAGGAACTGGGGATAACAGAGCCAACGCAGGAAGATATCGATCACTGGCGAGAGGTGTTCCGAACGCAGATGGAAGCCATGGGCGAGAGCAAAAAGGAAAAGACAGACAACCAGATTTGCAAATGGCTGAAAGACCCGGAGAGCGACTCAGCCAAATATAAGATGTGGGGCAACGGCATAGCACTTCCGTGTGCAATGTTTGTGATGGAAGGTATCGCCATGATACTAAGCGAGGAGGATGCAGATGAGCAGAAATAACAGAGATTACATATCCTGTCGAAACCCCGCAGCAACCAAGCAGCAGGAAGCAGGTTGGAACAGGATGGTGCGAAATTTGGAGCACCGCAAAGCAAAAGAAAATCACAGGAAGGAGGTAAAAACCAATGGCAGAAACGCATAAAGGCTTCGGTCTGCTTTTTGAAATGGGATGTGGAAAGACGCTGACAGCAATCATGATAGCAGGCACGGCTTACCAGATGGGTAAGGTGGAAAAGGTACTGGTGGTAGCACCAACTTCCGTCTGCTCCGTATGGCCCAAGGACTTCGCAGAATTTGCGGACTTTAAGGCGAACATCAAGGTACTGCTCGGAGACAAGAACCGCAGGCTGAAGCTGTTAAACGATCTCGACAACTTCCCATTCAAGGCATTAAAGGTAGCCGTTATCAATTACGAATCCACATGGAGAGAAGGCATCTTTGACGCACTGTATGAATGGAACGCAGACATGATAATCTGCGATGAGAGCCAGAGAATCAAGAGCCACGATGCAGAGCAGTCCAAGGCAATGCACAAACTGGGCGACCAGGCAAAATACAAACTTATCCTGTCTGGAACTCCGGTACAGAATAATGCAATCGACCTGTATAGCCAGTACCGTTTCCTTGACCCGACAATCTTCGGAACGAACTTCTATCAGTTCCGAAACAGATATGCCATCATGGGCGGATTTAACAGACACCAGATCGTGGGATACAAAGACCTCGACCAGTTAATCCAGAAAGAGCACTCCATCGCATACCGAGTGACCAAGGATGAAGCACTCGATCTGCCGGAGCAGACATTCCTGCAGCGATACATAACAATGTCGGCAAAGGAAAAGAACATCTACGACCGCATCAAGCGTGAGAGTTTCGCAGAACTGGAAAGCGGCGGGCAGATTAGCGCAACGACCGTGCTAACAAAGCTGCTTCGCCTTCAGCAGTTCACTGGCGGATTTTTGGTGGCAGATGGAGAAGAAAAGCCGGAACTGGTCAGCAAGGGCAAGCTGAACGCACTGGAAGAAATCGTGGACGATTATGTGGTGGACGCAGGAAAGAAACTGGTAATCTTCGCACGTTTCAGACCGGAGATAGACATCATCGGACAGATGCTGAAAAAGAAGAAACTCCGCTACGGAGAAATCTATGGAGATGTGAAACTAGAGGACAGGGGCGACATCGTCAAGGACTTCCAGACGAACCCGGAAACAATGGTATTCCTCGCACAGATCGATACCGCAGGACTGGGAATCACACTCACGGCCGCAGACACCTGTGTGTATTATTCGGTCAACTTCAATTATGCAGCATACAGTCAGAGCCTTGCCAGAATCCACCGTATCGGGCAGAAGAATGCCTGCACATACATCCACCTCATCACAGAGGGAACGATAGATGAAGTGGTACTGAAAGCACTGGCGAAAAAAGAGAATCTGGCAAAAACAGTCGTGGATACATGGAGGGATTATTTCTAATGGATTACGAAAAGAATGCCATAGAAATCCTGAGAATAATCGGAAGCAATAGCGGTTTTACAGTGGCGGATAGCGGTGGAAAGGACAGCAGCGTTCTGACGCATATCGCTATGAAGGCAGGATGCCCGTTTGAGGTGGTCCATAACCACACAACAGTTGATGCACCAGAGACGGTATATTTCATTCGTGAAAAATTCAAGAAGCTGCGAGCAGCCGGAATCAAAGCGGAAATCGTTATGCCAAAAGAAACAATGTGGCAGCTTATCGTAAGAAAAAAGACACCACCGACAAGGCTGATACGGTATTGCTGTTCAGAGTTAAAGGAAAGCTATGGCGCAGGAAAGAAAATGGTTACAGGAGTGCGGAAGGCGGAGAGTGTAAACCGAGCAAAGAACCAGGGAGTAGTTACATTCCCGAAGCCGCACAAAAATGTGAGAGAAATGGTAGACGATGAAAATTTTCATTTAACAGGCAAGGGGGGTGGTCATTCTCAACTTAGACAATGATGAAAAGAGACAGCTAGTCGAACATTGCTATCGAACACAAAAGGTGTTAATCAATCCGATGATAGATTGGGATGATGAATTCCTGTGGTGGTATATCAAGCATGAAGGAATAGAAATCAATCCCTTGTATGGCTGCGGATGGGAAAGAGTCGGGTGTATAGGATGCCCAATGGCAGGAAAGCATCGAGCGTGGGAGTTTGAAAGATATCCTGCATATAAGCGAGCATACATAAAAGCATTTGAAAAAATGCTGATAGCCAGGGAGCAGGCAGGACTCGAAAACAAATGCGGCTGGACAGATGCAGAGTCTGTGTTCAGATGGTGGATGGAAGATAAGACAGATCCGAACCAGATGACAATAGATGACTGGCTTCACGAAATCGGAGCGGATTATACGCTAACAGGAGACTGAATAATGAAGATTGATATTTTCAACGCAGAAGAAAAATACGACATCCTCTACACGGACCCACCGTGGCAGCAAGGCAGGGGTGGAAAGAAAGCGGCCAGACCAAACAGCACTGGAACAACAGTACCATACGAGACAATGGACGTCCCCGGAATTATGGAACTGCACCGCTATGTCACAAACGAACTCATGAACGAAAAGCACAATGTGTTCATGTGGACGATAGACAAGCACCTGCCGCAGACAGAGGAAATCATGAGCCTGCTTGGATATAAACTCCACGCAAGGCTGATATGGGATAAGGGCAACGGACCGGCACCCGCCTACACGGTGCGCTTCGCACATGAGTACCTGCTCTGGTTCTACAAGAAGGGAAACATCATCCTCCCGGACAAGGACAAGCGTGGAGCATTTTCCACGGTACTCAGAGAGAACAGCAAACGGCATCACAGCCAGAAGCCGGAATGTGCCTATCAGATGTTAGAAACATTCTTCCCACAGGCAAAGAAACTGGAACTCTTCGCAAGAACGGAGCGTGACGGTTGGGACCAGTGGGGAAATGAATTATAAAACCAAAGGAGGAGCAACAACATGGAAACAGTAACAACATTAGACGACAAGGTCAGAGCCTTCAAGGTGCTGCTCGACAAAAAAGATGAATTGGCAGAGCAGACCAAGGCAAACAATGAGGAAATCAAAAACCTCGAACAGGAAATCGCACAGCAGATGGTGGACGAGGAAAAGCCGGATACTACGGTGGATGGCTTCAAGTACAGCCTGCAGGAGAAAACGAGATACTCCAAGATTTCAGAAGAAAAGCTGATGGAAAAAGGTCTGGTATTCTTCGATGTCTTGAGAGAACAGGGATTCGGACACCTCATCACAGAGAGAGTAGATCCACGAACCCTCGACTCTGCGATGAACAATCTGGCGGCCGAGAACGATGGCGAACTGCCGGAAGAAATGGCAGAGGTGCTCTCCGTTTATTCGGAACTTAAGGTATCCAAGAGAAAAGCCAACACCAAGGCTCTGAACAGAGCAAAGAAAGCACAGGAGGTATAAAGATGGACTACGAACAGATGGAAATTGATATCACACTGGAAAGTGACCGTGACCTCAAAGAGAATATGCAGGCGACTGCCAAGTTCGCACTGGGGCAGATCATGGAGTATCAGCACCCGACCAAGGTAAAGAACCGCCATGAGGGATACGGCATCGCAGCGGAGGGATATGCGTCCCTGCAGGGCAAGATGAAGTCCACCAAGACAGACATGGATGACCTCTTAAAACTCCTGCCAAATGGAGACGGCGATGTCCTCAATGTAATCGGCAGCCTTTACAATTCAGCGGTCGAGGTAGCCGTGGAGTCCATCAAACTGGCAGCACAGGCACAGAGGATCATGGACGACCTCTACTACGGAGAAAGCGGAAAGCCGACACCAATGGAAGAATATCTGGATGAGCAGGAAGCAGGAGAGTCAGAGGACGATGGCTTCGAGGAAGCAGACAATAACAAAGAAGATGCAGAGGAAATGGAGGAATAAGACATGGCAAAGAATGAGGTAGCAACAACAGAAAAGAATTTTAATCTGGTCACGCTGACCGGAGAACTGAAGGAAGCAGTCGCAGAGGAACTGGACGGTCTCGGCACTCTTCCCTTTGAGAGAGCAAAGATTCCAAGCGGTGGCGGTCTGGCATTTGAACTGCCGGGAGAGACCGAGGATGAGCCTGTAATGAGTACAGACCTCACCGGAGTTCTTATCCATCATCATCCGGTAAACGCATACTGGAAAGAGGAATACGCAGGCGGCAATATTCAGCCGGACTGCTCAAGCCATGACGGAAAGCAGGGAGTGGAGCGTGAAACCGGAGAAATCCATGATTGCAGCAAGTGCCCGCATAACCAGTTCGGAAGCGGAAAGAACGGATCTGGAAAAGCCTGCAAGAACATTCATAGATGTTACATCCTGCAGGAGAACAACCCTGTACCGATTATCCTCGCACTGCCGCCAACCTCTCTGAAATACATTAGAGATTACATCGGCAAGCGAATCCTCCTCAAAGGACTCCGCTGCTACGATGCCGTAACTAAGATCACACTGAAAAAGGAAAAGTCAGCAGACGGCATTACATATTCCAGAGCAGCCTTCGCATTTGTGAGTAAGCTGACGGACGAACAGAGAGCCGAAACAAAGGCAATGGTAGAGATGATCAAGGCGCAGGCGGATAACATCCCGGATATTGATGAAGCAGACTATAACACAGGAGCCGCCGTGGATGCAGCGGACTTCCAGAGTGTAGACGGAGACGCAAACCTGCCGTTCAACTAAGGCAGACCAAGCTGGGAGCGGAAACGCTCCTGGCATTATCCAAAGGAGGCACAGTATGCAGATATTATTTGATAACTGGACCGGCAGATACGATGACGAATGCTTAATGCCGGGAGATATCGTGGAAGCGGCTATGGTTTACAACTTTAGAGAGAACGCAGGAAACCAGACGGATACTATGATCCAGATGAGCGAGGTCGCAGACATCGTAGGCAATCTGCCAATCTATGACACCATATACAAAGAGAACAGATACTCGCCATGGAAGTACGCAGGACAGTGCTATCCGGGAGAGTTACAGAATAGAAATCCGGCACTCATGCCGATGTGCTATATCTGCAGCAGATACAGGGCAGATACCAGAGAGGAACTGGAAAAAAACATCAGAGTGGCGAAGTGGGCAGCAAATAAGGTAGTCAGTGAAGGGAAGATACCGATTGCACCACACCTTTACTTCCCACGATTTATGGATGACTCCATCGCC